TATAGCACTCAAACCCCAAAGTCAAGAACTTTTTTTAGGAAAAAGTGCGACAAAATGACGCACCCTTATTCTATAGACTTTGTAGCCTGTTGACATTCATGGTAGGGGCACCAGGAATCGAACCTGATCATCAGACCGTTATGAGCGGTCGGCCTTCCCACTTGGCTATACCCCCATGAAATGGCGGTCCCGGGAGGACTCGAACCTCCAACAACCCGCTTAGAAGGCGGATGCTCTATCCAGTTGAACTACGGAACCATTTCTTTATTGTCTGAATAGTATATATGCCACGAGACGAAATGTCAAGCACTTTTTTAGGAAAATTCCATAGAAAAAGCATCATTAATATTCCCGGGATTAGTTTTCCGAACCATGAATGATGGTGTGAACCCGGAAAAGGCACCACCACTATCTAGGAACTTACAATATGCAGATGCATCTTCCTCAAAGAAAAACTCAGCCACAACTTGAGAAGTTGGTTCTTCGTAAACAAGCCAAAGCAAATCATGTGTGTTGTTAAACTCAGGATAATATGTGTATTGCTTCTTCATACTTTCAATCCTTTAAACTTGTTTGTCTTGTTTTGCTGCTGTGATCGATCCATGACTGGTATCTCTTCCTGTCCTGAATCCGCTAAGTCCTGTGCTGATGCTTCAACATCATACAACTTCATTCTTGCTCTGTCAACCCCTATGACAAATCTTTTATTCAATCCTGGATCATTATATCGGTTCTTCAACTGTTTGACCATGATCTGGTTGAGTTGTGATAGTTGTTCGGTAACGACAAGTGCAAAGAAGAAGTCGGCAGTTGCAGGAAGACCAAATGATTCTGAGGTATCTTCCATTCCAGGATCGGAACTGGAATACCCAGATCGAGTCAACTGTGTTGCTGACCAGATTGGCACATTCTGCTCAACTGCTAGTCCTCGTAACTCCTCGGCAATGGCTTTGACGTAGGTATACGAGTTAACACCATTACCTGGCTTAATACGTGCAGATGCACAAATGTTAAGATAGTCAACCATGATAACATCGGGTACGAATCCTTTCTTGAGATTCAACTCATTAAGTAACGATCTAAAATGAATAGTGGATGCCGAAGCGGTAGGATACTCTTTGATAATAAGTTTACCATGTGTCTTATGCTTCAAGTTATCGATACGTTTCTTATACAGGTCTTTTGGCAATGCCAATAGATCGTCAAACGTAATGTTCATTAGATTGGCATCGATACGCTTTGCAACCTCTTCCTCTGCAAGTTCTAGGGTTATATAAAGAACGTTCTTCCCCATAGCAAGATAACTAGAAGAAAAGTGACAGAGAGTAAGAGATTTACCACCACCGACACCACCCATAACGATATTAAGAGTTTTTCTTGGAACTCCATTCTTTGTAATCTTGTTAAAAAAGTCAAGATCAAATGCTAGCCTTTCTTGGACTCTGTGATAGTGTTCGTATCTTTCTTCGTATTGGTCGAGGTAGTCGTGACCGACATTTGGATCAAAAGAAATAGCCAAAGCATCATGCAACAAAGTAGGGATAGCACCTTTATCCAGTTTCCCTTTACCATTCATAATCTCCAGTGATTGTGTGATTGCATTATAGACTGCCTTCTCTTGACAGAACTTCTCGGTCGAGTCAACTAGCCAATCTTCGTTTGTCGAATCTGTGTCATCTTTAAGACCATTTAGTGTCTCTTTGATTGACTTGACGGTATCATCAGTCGTACCACGAATGTTGTCAACCTCGATCTCAAGTGCATCGAAGGTTGGCTGTTGATTATACTTCATGATGAAGCCGGCCACTTCGGTAAAAAGCAGCCGGTCTTCCATACTGGAAAAGTATTCTTCTTTTAAGAACGGAAGAACTTTACGAGTGAAATTCTCATTCTTGATCAGGTTCTTTAGGATTGTCTGTTCTAGTCTCAATTTCACCTTCCATATCCGCCATATCCAATAGCATAGCATTAAGAATAAGTCCCAATGTAGTATTGAACTTTTCATTTTTCCGTAGGGTCATCATAGACAGATCATTTGTCTTGATAATCTCATAATCAAATTGAATCCGTGGGATATCATCCTCACCCAATTTGAAACCAACAGTAGTATAACGATACACTATTCCAGCGAACGGGTCAAGTGTTAATTCAATCGGAACAGTAGTTCCTTCTTCTTTTGAATCGAAGAGGTCATCCCTAAACTTATAATCAGTCCCCAGTTCCATCTTCAACCTCCTCAGGTGCATTGTATTTGCCATAGAGGAAGTCTGCTTGGCATCCTTCCTCAATCATTGTAAGAATACTATCTGTAAAGAACTTTTCTGGGTTCTTTTTAATCTGGCTCTCAAAAGCCTTGCTGCCGTCTGGGAACTCATACTTGTTCGATATCTTCTTAACAATACCATACTTTTCAGCAAGGTCGAGCAAACCGTAATAACGGTCTAGACCTTCCTGATAGTTAAGCCAAGTCTCAACTTTACGATCCTCGATGGTCATACGAGACTTCTTAAGGTGTGCAGTAATAACAGCACCGGTACGTCCGTTATCATCGTCTAGTGTCTTATCCTTCTTCTTAGATAGAAAGATAATGGTTGATGCAGCATACTCTAGACCAGAGCCACCACCCATCTTCTTCATTGGTACATATGAACCAACGACATCGTAAACGTGATTGGTTACGATCAATGGAACTTTAGCCTTACCAAGTTTCAATGTAAGAACACGGAAAGCACCACGAACCAACTGGGCTCGTGTCATATCTCTTGTATCTTTACCGTCGGCAATGTCCTGCATTTCTTTATCAGTTGAAAGATTGCCAAGCGAGTCAAGAACGAAAACCATTGGTGGCTTCTCCTTACCCTCTAGGTACTTGTCTAGGATCTTTACTGCCTGTGTGCGAAACTCTTGGACAGTAGCCACAGGAACAATGCCAACACGCTTTGCGTCAATGCCACGATCAGTAATGAATTGCTTGGAGATAGCGGACTCTGACTCAAAGTAAAATACAAATCCATCTGGATGATCCTCTAGAAACTGCTTGACTACATTGAGAGCATAGAAAGTTTTACCAACAGAAGGCTCACCAGCAAATGCTGTAACCTTATTCTGTGGCAAGCCACCATAGATTGAACCAGATAGCAATGCGTTCATAACATAACTACCTGTACCTATGAAACCTGAAACGTCACCAGCAGCAACACCGTCATCGACGACGCCTGCATATTCATTATCTGTTTCTGCTAATAGTTGATTAAAAATATCTGACATTAAGATTCTCCTTATTTGTCAATTAGTTGATAACAATCTCGTTATGCAACTTCCTTGAAGTGTTTTTGTAGTTCTGGTGATAACTTCTCTAAGAGAGGTCCACCAATACCAACACGAACCAGTTGTGCTAGTTCGACTACATTGTTGGGAGTTATTGTTGATTCATCTGGCACAAACTCATACAAACGAGCCGGTGAATGTTTATACTTTTCGTCTTTCTTTTTCGTCATGAGAAGAAGTCCTCTAGGCTAGATGATCGTTCAGATTTCCAATCAATCGCATCTAGAATGATCTTGAGAGGTTCTAGAAACGACTTATCGAATTGTGTATTATAGTCGATATACTTATTTAAGTCAAACTCTTCCGGTATACCACCAGAAGGGAAACTAATGATGTTAGACTGGATATGGTTTGGCTCTTTCAGATAGATAAACTTTAGTTTCTCACCTGTCTGAATCAATGGATACTTAGTAGTAAGTTCATGATTAGATAGAAGGTGATTGTATATGATAGCACCACGAACATGAATAGGAGTTCCGGATGCATATAGAGTCTTTTTATCTTTCCACTTAACGAGTGCATTGAGACCCCGAGGAAAAGCAATGTCCGCCAGAGGTAGACTTTTAAACTCAACACGAAAATCTTCAATGAAAGACTGGATAGCCGCTTCATCTGCGTCAAAGATAACATCAATCGCTTCCTTTAGTTTTGCTCTACATGCTGTGGGTGTGGATGACTTGACCATTTCAAGACCCATAACCTTCTTCTTAGGTTGTGCGTATTGAACACCCTCATTGTTATGGACGTTTAGAATGTAACGCTTCTTGGCTGTCCAGATAGCCTTGTCACTCAACGCTTCACGCTTCATTACAATCTTTTGCTGAAAGACGTTAGTGTAATCACCAAGTTCTCCACAAGCCTTATCAATAACATGTTGCAGTTTACTTTCACATACTCTGTCCATGAAAGTGATGGCTTTCGTAGTATCTTTAGCATCACCAAGCAGCGTTTTATGTACCAGTTCTCCAAGATTGAGGTAAACTGAATCAGTGTCGACCGCAATGACATAATCTTTCTCCGTCTTTAGTACCCTGGTAAGGTACGAGTTAATCTCGTTTTCAATCCAACGGATCGAAAGTTGGCCAGTCGTCGTGACGGCAATGGCATTACGAAGGTCGAAAAACCTAAAATATTTGGAACCCATAGCCCCATAGAGGGAATTGAGGGAGACCTTCTTTGATAACTGCAAGTTTTTAAACTTGGCAATTTCTTTCTTGAGTTCTGCTTTCTTCGCTTTGCTTGTTTCATTTTCGTATTTCGTTTCTGCATCCAACATTGCCTTCTTATATACTTTACGGTCAGCAAACATCTTCTCGACCATTTCGGGCATGAAGCCTTGCTTGTCACGACGATAGAACTGACCATTAGCGGTCAGACATACATTGTCATCCACAAGAGAACTTGTGTCAATCTTTCTGGCAAGTAAGGCATCCACACCAACATTGTTAGCAAGGATAGAACGCATGCCGTCACTATAGGAATCAGGTTCCACAATAGTCTCTGGGCTGATGTTGCTGCCCATGATGACAGATGGGTACTCAGAATTAACGTCAAAACTAGCAACCCAATCATGAAAGCCGATAATAGGATCCTTAACATAAGCACCAACATAGGCTGCTTCCTTTTCGTGTGTAACGTTAGGTGGGACTACAATGTTCTTAGACTTTAGATGATTGAAGCAAATGACATCCCACATGCGAACTTGGGTAAACACATCTTCAAAGTTACACTTATTGTCATATGACAAGGTAAGTGCCAACTCAATAAGTCTATGTTTTTCTTCAAGCCGTTCAACAATCTCAACGTCTTTGATGTTATAGTCGATGAACTTTTGATGGTTCTCTTTATACAGATTGTGGAGAGACCCATACTCTGCATAGGACAACTTACGATCACCTAACTCAACACTAGCAATGTTATCAAGACGATATGATTCCTGTGAACGACCATCAGGAGCATACCAGCGATAGAGTTTGATATAATCTAGAATTGCGATACCTAGAATACCATAACTACCAACTTTCTTCATACCAACGTCAGCAAGGCGTGAGGTTACGGTGCGCCAAGGTGACAGTCTTTCTGCCACTTTGTCACCAGATACATTACGGATACGATTAACAAGATATGGAATATCGAACGCTTCAATGTTCCAGCCTGTGATTGCATCTGGATAATTACCTTGCCACCAACCAAGAAAGTTCATGATTAGATCATGCTCGTCCCCACATTTGACATAAGTAACATTCATATCGCTAGTCTGATAAGCACCACAACCGAATGTATAATAATGCCCCTTGACGCAAACTGTGATTGCAGTCAATGGTTCTTTAGCATCATCAGGTTCAGGGAAGCCGTTATCAGAGCCAACTTCGATATCGATGTTAGCAATAGATATATCACTCATGTCCCAGTTGACTGTGCCTGGGTATTCATCAGCAATGAAACAATACTGATAACGTTGCATACCGTAGATTTCAAAGTTATCAACTCCATCATATTGCTTAACAAAGTCACGACAATCACGGATGGTACCTGGGTTTACTTTCCCCAGGTACTCTCCATGGATCGTCTTATACTTTGTTGGGTCTTTAGAAGGCACAAAAAGGGAAGGGTGATAATCGACTTTCGACATCACCTGCTTCCCATTCTGTATTCCACGGTACAGGATCTTACCACCCCATACCTCAACATTAGTATAAAATCTATTCATCAAGGCTTGATAATCTTTGTGTCTGGAACTACGATACCGCCGAACTGTGAGTTATACTGGTTAACAAACAGTGTAATTGGTTCAGCAACATATACTAGCATATTTTTCGATAATGTCAAGGTCTTATCTGCAATCCATTCCGAGTATGGTGCAAACCCAACATTAGGATTAGAAGGATCAGTCTTGTTAGGAATCACAACTACACGAAGTGGATTCTTTACCGTGACTGTTGTATCGGTTTGAGATACAACCTCTGCAATGATTTCCTCATTGATAAAACGTAAAATCTTAATATCTGCCATTAACCTACAACCTCCATCATATAGTCGTATACCCCGACTGTTACCCACTTCTCTGGAATTAGAGTAGTGCGGTTACCATTCTCATTCACGAATGAATAAGAGTTATCAAGATCCATAATCTTGACGATTCGTTCCCACTTGCCATCAAAGGCTCGCTGCTTAAAGGAGGTCTCAAGGACCTGCATTTCACTTTCACTCTTTACCATGTGTTTTCTCCTTAGTCCCATAGGTTCTGATAATATTTACCAAATAGACGGGTACCATTCATAATACGAGCATTATACTCTTTAATGCCCTCATAGTCAACCCAGTAATCGGGATTTAGTTGTTCTTGCTTATATACGGCGGTGTCATCATCTTCATTACCAGAAATAGTTTCCCAGTTATATTCAGGCACACCATGCTGAAACTTTTCTTCCCATGAGTCATCAAGTATCTGCTCAAATGCCCAAATCATTTCATTGAGAACCCAGTCCCACTTGTAGTGAACCCAGTTATCACCACCCCATGGATCTTCGGGTGTAAGATTAGTGTGTCGCATATGTGGTGGAAGATCCTCATCATCAACCATAGGAGAACCGTGTTTGGTATCTCTTAGTTGCTTGAGCATTGGTAGAATGATATATGCGAGAGTGTGATCCATACTCCAAGTATCATACTTGTCGATATGCACTTTAACCTTACGCTTTTTCTTCGAATGATACCAGTTGCAAAGATCATTCACCCAGGTCTTAGACAACCAATCACCGATTGACTCTCGTGTTTCTTCGCTTACGAATGGAATCTTATCTGCAATCTGATAAGGGCCGATCCAATTAACATACGGTCCGATTTTGACTTTCATAGTGTTTCCTTATTTCAACTTTGATATTGCGGGCACAGGTTGCACATTCAACGGAGCAACCATGCTTGTTCATGATATCCTGAACAGAAGGAATATCACCAGAGTGATTGTCCAGGAATTGTTTGACTGTGTTTGAGGATATGACATTACAGGAACATAAGATCATTTGCTTTCCCTTCATACATATATATTATAGCAGATTGTTCGGAGGTGTCAAGATGTTAAATAATCTTTCTATAAGTTCCATTGCCGCTATCATACTCGCTGCTATGGTGGGTGGCGGAATCTATATCTGGAAAAAGAATGTAGAAGATCAAGCCGTTATTGAATACGTCCAGAAACAACAAGAACAGATTATCAAAGAACAAAAAGAACTGATCGATGATCTTACTGCTAACAATAAAGAGAGTATTGAAATCATCGCTGATCTAAAGAACAAAGAGATTCGACTCAACGAGAAACTAAGAAACTTAGAATCATATCTTGATACCCACAAAGACGATAAAGAATCATCAGAGGTTCTCAAAAGAACATTCAAGGAACTATCTCAATGAAGAAGTTAATAATCGCTTGTCTATTCTTAGCAGGATGCCAGTCTACTGCTGTAAGCAGCAAACTAACAGTCGTTACACCACCTGATCAAATGTATGATTGTCCTATCAAGAAACAATGGCCAAACTGGCAAAAACTAAATGACACCGATGTTGCTAAAACAGTGGTAGAACTCTATAAGAATAATACACGCTGTAAAGCATCCATCGATGCCATTCAGAAATATCTAGCGGATGCTAAGACCCGCTTAGAGGATTAAAGTGTTGTTGGTGGGGATGGGGACTGTGCATTGGTAACATTGTTATCCTTTGCAGCAACACCAATACCAACGATTGAGATTAGGAAGGGCCATACTTCATCCAATGGTGGAAGAGGCATTGACTCTGGCCAAACTCCAGCGAACTTCAAACCATAAGCAACTAATGGGATTAGTGCCATGGCAGTTGTGCGCCAGTTAGCGGTTAGATTTGTGAGGTTCATTAGAAACTCCATAATAATGTCCGAGATTGGACATCACTATTTAGTTTTTAGTGAATCTGATAAACCGCTGTGCCACAGGAAGACTTGATCACGGGAGATGTTTCCCATGAACGCAGCCAACCCTGATGCCAAGTTCCCTGAACACAATACATACCACGATGAACAGGACCAGACCAATCACCTTGGAACGGAGGGTCCTGAACAGGATTGTAGTATGTGCCATAAGGCTCATGATTGTGTGCTAGTGCTGCCGTGCTAAAAAGCAATGCAGCAATCATAACGAAACGGCGAATCATAGTCCTAGAACTCCAAGACCTAGAACACCCTTCTTACCGGCTGGTGTAATGTCAATCGACACATCAGCACCATCGTTATCAACGTCAACCTCTGCACCTGGAGGAGCAGTAACAACTAGACCGTGTGGGGTATACTGTGCTGCTGGAGCATAGACACCATGGCTCTTGGTAGCACCAGGAACTGCAACAGTCTTGCCGTTGTGGGTCTCGTCTAGGGTTGTTAGAGCGGAAGCGGAAACAGTTAGACCTAGAACTAGGGCTGCTGCTAGAAATACCTTATTCATAATTATCACCTTTCTTATGCTAGACCTGTACCATCGTGATCTAATAGGACAGGATGTTTAAGCGATCCGTCTGGATTACGCTCTTTAAATGTATTATCTGCACCGATAAAGTTTTCAGGATGCTTCAAGATTTCTGAAACAAACTTGACAAACTCCAATAGATGCTCTTTGTCATAATTCGTGCCGAGTTTACCATCTTCTCGAATGTATGATGACAGGAGGCAATATGCCTCTGTCACCGCACTATGACTAACTTTATTACCTACTAACATGGGAACCTCTTAGAATGGGTTGAAACATATCTATATTTAGAAGGCAATGTCAAAGAAGTTTACCTTCTTCGCAACAACCTTCGTTAGGACTAGTTCGTGGTTATCACGAACAAAAGTTATGGTACCAAGAGCCGGATCGAGAGCAACTAGATCCTCTGGACGGAATGAAATCGACACATAGTTTTCATCATCACCAGAATCGTCTGCAGGAACAGCAACAAGGGATGGAGAGATGCGTTCATTTACATATTTGTTCTTCACTTCACCAACACTCTTGTAAGAGTAATCAACATGAATGTTAGCAAGCAAAGGATTGCCGTGCCACATTTCATCAGCAGTATCAATGATGATGCCGTTCTTTTTCAGAGTGAGTTTGTAAGAAGCCTTGTTACCATACTCAACCTTAGCGTTAAGCATCTCCAAAGCCTGCTCTGGAGTTTCGTCATAACGGTTCATTTCTTCGACAAGAGCCTTCATCATATCGAAGTTAAACTTGTCGAAAAGGGTAGACACCTTTACAACTCGACCAATATGCTTCTTGTTGAGAAGATTATCCTCACAATACTCTTTCACAAAGTCAGGAGAAAGACCAACAAACTCTAGTGCATAGAACAAGCGACCAGGACGGTTACGCATATGTTCATCAACACGCCACTTATCATTACAAGTAAGAATGAATAGTTTCTTGGAAGGAAACACACCATCAAGAAGTGTTAGCATAACTTCCTGCTGCTCACGATCATAGACCTTTTCAAATTCATCGAAAAGGACGATAGCAGGCTGAGCAATATCTTGGATATACTTATTAAACTTATCACCATGCCATGGCTGATTGATGATAATGGTAGGAAGGTTATGCTGCTGGGCACCCTGCACAACTAGGTTCTTGGCAAGCATGGTCTTACCAGAACCCTTCTCACCAGAAAGAAGGATGCCAGTTGCATTAGGACGGTTTAGAAATGTATTGAGAATACGGTTGGTGTGACGCTGAGTATCACCGTATAGTTTACCCGGCTGGGCAAAGTCATCAACCCGGTTGAAAAACATCTGCTCAAACTGATCCAAGGCAATCGTGAAATTACCGGTAGGTAGTTCCTTATGTACCTGCATTGATGTTTCATCACTAGGACGAAACGATTTACCATTCTGTAAAAACTGCGTCATCTTTCCTCACACATTCATTATGTGGCATATACTACACTATTCTTGACGGAATGTCAAGTCTAGCATTTGAATCTTACCGTAGCATCTTTCCATTCACCAGCGACAGGAACTTGTGCCTGTGCGGTTTTCAACTGACAAACCTTGGGTTCAATCTTGACCTGATGGGTTTCACACTCACCAGAATGTAGGCAAATGCTGATAACAGCAAAGACTAGTTCTTTCATATTATGCTCCATATATTGTTAGTGCCGCAAAGTAGATCGTCAAAAGCATGACGATTGTTCCTAGCAATGCCCCAACAATTGCGGGCCATTCCTTCTTGTAATATTCTACTAACCTATTCCCCTTGCGACTGGGAAACGGCTCGGTGGTAGTACCTTTCGAATATTGACAAACGATCTTCTTCCGAGTAGCATTCGGGAATTGGATAACCTTTGACTTTTTGCCAGACATGTTCAGCCATCTCCAATGTAAATTCACGGTCTAGTTGTTCAGCGGTTTTGTTTAAAGGTACCCATATCGGTACACCAGGAATCTCATCAGTCATATTTAACCTTGTTATGATAATACACCAACAGTTCACACATGTCAACCGTTTTCTGTATGTCTGATTTATCTATTCTGTTTTCCGCCAAAATCATTAATTGCTCGTTCTTGTTCTCGCAGGTACTCAGAAGGCGGAGTATCTCTATGCAATCTTCCAGGTCCTCGTTGATTAACTCGAACATGACTTGTTCCCTTTTTGCGGATCCAATCGGTACATGCTCTAGCTTGTTGATCCGTGATTTCTCCATTACAAACTGGTTTCATCTTCGGATATATCAAAAGTTGATCTAGTATAGGTATAGTCATATAAAGAAAAATGAAGACCGCCCCAAAAGTGAACGGTCTAGTTTCATACCATCTTTTGAGCATAGTATTATTTATGCTTCTTGTTTTCGCTTGAAAATAAACTCTTTCTTCTTCTCTACAGGCCATTCAGCAAAGTAAGGACCATTCATCTCATCAAACACTCGCAGGTATTCTTTCTCATCAACTACTCGATGGGAAAAGATTTCTTCGCTGATCCACTTCTGACCAACTTCACTCATATCAGGATCATCTTTGCTCATTTCAGAGATAACATCCTCAACAGCCCAATCATCAGGTGCATCATCAGGCAACTCAACTGCATGAACATGACGAAAGGAACTTACGGTTTCAACCAATACGATCTTAGACATAGTTTAGTTTCTCCTTAACCCATTCTTGATATTGCTCTTGACTAGAAAAGTAGTTTATCACAAGGTCAAGAGCGTTACGCATTTCATCATCATTCACATTCGCATGACGATATGCTTCTTTTAGATTTTGTCTAGTGATTTCATCCATAATGTCGTAGTCAATATCAAGTGTAAATTTGCTCATTTCTTTTCCCACCATGTTATCTTTGGATTATGAAACTCATATGCCTGAACCAACTGCTCGGTCGTCCATATTTCAGGAGTAGTAAAGTTTCCTTCAAGCCACCTTGTAAACCGAACCCAGTCTTTGCCTTTCATAATATTGAGACCTAACTCGGTATATTCTGGAACGTCATCACCATACACATCAATACGACCAGCACACCAGTCTTTACCGTTTTCATCAATCCACTTCTTGTTGACTGGACCCATCCAGTTTGTTGAGTATCTTACTTTCATCTTACCACTCCGGTGCGAATGATTTGCCACGAGTAAAAACATACGATACATCCGATCCGTATGCAGGACAAATATGTATGCGTTCTGGAATACCGTTGCTATCTTTCTCGCCACTTTCTCCGCAAATGAAAAAGACACCAAATAGTTTCTCAGGAAAAACATTGTGACGAAGGAACTTACTCATTCGTTCAATGCGGTCAGCAGCCTCGTTATAGTCATCTTGGCTACAGATATCCCAATCACGGAGACGTTCCACAAGTTCTTCATTTGTCATTTTATCAGTCATTTCTTCACCTGTAACATAATGTTAGTTTACTATGTCCTAACTGCCATTCCCAAACTGATACTTATAAAGTAAAGAACAGAGGGAACGGCAGAAAGAAAGTTGGAATAGAACCTAAACCTTTTTACCCAAAGTTGTCAAATCTTGATCATCAG